CATTTTACAGTTAAGTAAATATACAAGTCCTGTAATTACTGAAAACAAAAATAAAGAATTTGTTGAGTATGGTTCGGACAATTTTTACTTCCAATACTTAATAGATAGGTACGTAGGTAGCACAACTAACAACGCTATTATTAAGGGTGTTGCTAATATGATATTTGGTAAAGGGTTGGATGCTTTAGATAGCAGAAGAAAGCCTAACCAATACGCACAAATGAAGTCTATTATTAAAGACAGCGAGTTATCTAAAATAGTACTAGATAGAAAGTTGTTAGGTATGGCAGCGATGCAAGTTACTTATGACAAGTCTAAAGTAAAAAGCATTACGCACTTTCCAATGGAAACGTTAAGAGCGTCTAAAATTAAAGATAGTGGGCAAATTGAAAGCTGGTTTTACCATCCTAATTGGAAAGAGTATAAAAAGTCAGATGTTTTAAAAGAAATACCTGCGTTTGGTTACGGTAACAAAAAAGGAAACGAAATATATGTAGTTAAGCCTTATGTAAGTGGTTTCTATTACTACACACCTTGTGATTATGTAGGTGCTTTACCTTATGCTTTGTTAGAAAGTGAGATAGCAGATTATTTAATTAATGATACTATAAACGGTTTTAGTGGTACTAAGGTAATAAATTTTAACAATGGTGTACCGGACAAGGAAAAGCAGGAAGAGATTAAAAACAACGTGCTTCAAAAGTTAACAGGTGCAAGGGGTGAAAAAACTATTATAGCATTTAATAACAATCAAGAAAGTGCAACAACGGTTACAGATTTACCTTTAAACGATGCACCAGAACACTACCAATATTTAAGCGACGAATGTAGAAACAAGTTAATCGTAGGTCATAATATTACAAGTCCATTGCTAATTGGTGTTAGAGAAACTGGTGGTGGTTTAGGTAGTAATGCAGACGAGATTAAAAACAGCGCAGTTTTCTTTGATAACATCGTTATAAAACCGTATCAAATGGAATTAACGCAGGTTTTAGAGCAGATACTAGCAGTTAATGATATTAGTTTAAATCTTTATTTTAAAACCATACAGCCGTTAGAATTCACAGACGTTGAGGGTATGGATTCTGAAACTAAAGAAGAAGAAACAGGCGTAAAAATGTCTAAAGAAAACGCAGACTTTGACGATGAAACAATGCTTGATTCATTAGATGGTGAAGTGGTTAATTTAGATGAGTGGGAACTTGTAGAAACTAGAGAATACGACGAAGAAAACGAAGACGTGGAAACGTGGGCAAATAGACTGATAAAGCCTAAAAAAGATATGCTTACTAAATTAGCAGATTTTATAAAGTCTAAACCAAGCGCAAAAAGTTTTTTAGATAAGTCATTCTACAAAGTTAGATATACATATCAAGAAAAATATAGCAGCGGTAAAAGTCGTTTATTCTGTTCTAATATGATGAGCAGAACAGGTAAAGGTGTTGTGTACAGAAAAGAAGATATCGACCAAGCGAGTTTTAGCGGTGTAAATAAGTCATTCGGGCATAAAGGACAAAACTATTCTTTATTTAAATATAAAGGTGGTGTTAATTGTGGTCATTACTTCCAAGAGGAACTTTACAGATTAAAGAAAAATACTGATGGCACTTACAAAGAAGATAAGGCTTTAAGTTCTAGCGAAGAGGTGGATACTATACCGAATAGCTATAAGCCAAAAGGTGAAGAGTATAAAAAGGCTAAGATAGCACCTAAAGATATGACTGGCAATAATAAGAACGGACACCATCCAAATTGGATAGCACAACACCCAAATTACAAAGGATAGATGAAAGCAATATTTATAACAGCAAACGATTTAAAACGTTATTCGGTAGTAAACGGTAATGTTGACAACGATAAATTCATGCAGTTTATCGAGATAAGCCAAGATATACACGTTCAAAACTACTTAGGTACGGACTTGTATAACAAATATCAAAAGCTTATAATTGATGGTACTATTAATGACGTTGGCAATGCTAAGTACAAGACGTTATTAGACACTTATATAAAGCCTTTTACGATACATTGGGCATTAGTTGAGTACTTACCCTATGCAGCATATACGGTGGCTAACGGTGGTGTTTATAAGCATACTTCTGAAACATCGCAAACGGTAGATAAAAATGAGATTGATTTTTTAATCGAGAAACAAAGAGATACAGCACAGCATTATACTAGACGTTTTATAGATTTTATGTGTTTTAATTCAAGTGATTACCCAGAGTACAATAGTAACAGTAATGGGGATATGTACCCAGACAAAAAAAGTGATTTTAACGGATGGGTGATTTGAGTAAAAAATATAAGATTAAGCAGATTAATTTAGTTAAGTTAAAAAAGTATCTTCTAAAATTAGAAAAGAATGGCAAATAAAGTAGGATGGGGACAAGGTTCTGTAAATAACGATATAGGTTGGGGACAAGGTGCTTCTAATAATAGTGTTGATTGGGGAAACATACAAGCTATTTCGCCAAGTGGTGAAACTAATATCGTTGGTGGTGGCGGTGTAGATGAACGTTTTATCATAACAGTCAAAACAGATAATGCAGGTACGTCAGCAGATAATCAGTTTACAATACCAACAAGTACAACAGGTATAACACAAGCATTTAATTACGATATTGAAACGAGTGATGGACAAACTATAACAGGTAACACAGGAAATACAACTATTACGTTTCCAAATGCAGGAGAATATGAGGTTAGAATAAGCGGTAGTTTTCCTTATATGTTTTTTAATGCCACAGGGGATAGGCTTAAATTAATGTCTATTGATAATTTTGGTATTTATGCTTTGGGTAGCACAAATCAGACTGGTGCTTTTATGAGTTGTTCTAATATGGATATTAGTGCTACTGATATTGGACATTTTGGAAGTGTTACTGGTTTTTTCAGAGCTTGGTTTAATTGCACAAGCCTTACATCATTTCCATTAATAAATACAAGTAGTGGTATTTCATTTAATGAAACTTGGAGATTATGCAGAAGCTTAACATCATTTCCTTTGATTGACACAAGCAATGGTAATAATTTTAATGCTACTTGGAGAAGTTGCTCGGGACTTACATCATTTCCTTTATTAGATACAAGTAGTGGTACTAATCTTAATCTTGCGTGGGTTGATTGTACAAGCCTCGCAACATTCCCAGCCAACGCATTTGACACTAACATAGCTACTAGTTACAGTCTTACTTTTTCAAACACAGCCCTAACCACCCAATCAATAGACGACATACTTGTCAGTTTAGATACAAGTGGTGTTAGTAATGGTACATTTACACAAAGTGGTGGTCAAGCACCAAGTGCAACAGGTGAAGCGGCAATTGATAGCTTAGTAGGTAAAGGTTGGACAATAACAGTAACAGGTGGATATCAACCGATATTATTCCCAAATTGGGAAGATAACAACGTTGATGGTAGCGTGTTTATGACTGCCTTAAACAACTATGTACCACAAACATTTAATAACACGACTAATACTTTTGGTAGTTTAAGTGGTAATACTAAATGGGTTGGTGGTGTGTTAGCACCTAATGGTAAAATATATGGTATTCCGAGAGATTCAACATCAGTTTTAGAAATAGACCCTGTAAACCAAACAACATCTTTATTTGGTAGTTTAAGTAATAGTAGTACTAAATGGGCAGGAGGTGTATTAGCACCAAACGGTAAAATATATGGCATTCCTAGAGGTTCAACACAAGTTTTAGAAATAGACCCTGTAAACCAAACAACATCATTATTTGGTAGTTTAAGTGGTGTTAATAAATGGGAGGGTGGTGTGTTAGCACCAAACGGTAAGATTTATGGTATTCCGAGAGATTCAACATCAGTTTTAGAAATAGACCCTGTAAACCAAACAACATCTTTATTTGGTAGTTTAAGTGGTAGTACTAAATGGGAGGGTGGTGTGTTAGCACCTAATGGTAAGATTTATGGCATTCCTAGAGATTCAACACAAGTTTTAGAGATAGACCCTGTAAACCAAACAACATCTTTATTTGGTAGTTTAAGTGGTGTTAATAAATGGCAAGGTGGAGCGTTAGCACCTAACGGTAAAATATATGGAATTCCATTTAATTCAACACAAGTTTTAGAAATAGACCCTGTAAACCAAACAACATCTTTATTTGGTAGTTTAAGTGGTAGTACTAAATGGTTTGGTTGTGTATTAGCACCTAATGGTAAAATATATGGAATACCTTTTGGTTCAGCATCAATATTAGAGATAGATACTGTAAATAAAACAACAGCATTATTTGGTAGTTTAAGCGTTAGTTTTAAATGGGCAGGAGGTGTATTAGCACCTAATGGTAAAATATATGGAATACCTTTTGGTTCAGCATCAATATTAGAGATAGGAGATACTAACAACCAAGATGAAGATTTTGTTTTAGCACGATACGTAAATAAATTTTAAAAATGGAAAAATTAAAAGTAATAGAAAGTTACAGACAAGAATTGACAACCAAAGGGATTGTTATATGCACTCACAAAGATTTACAAAGCAACGAGGTTGATTGTATTGATACGGTACACGCTAACGAGTACCCTAATTTTGAATTAATAGAAGTACAAGAAAACAACGAAGATATATGAAATCAATAAAGAACCCAGAACAAACAACGTATTTCATCTGCAGAGAAGATGATACATTTACAATCACAGCATACGGAAGTGTGGAAACAACACAAACGATGAATACAGGACAACCAATTATGGATGAGTACCTAGATGAAGCTGAATGGTTAGCAATATTAATAGCAGCAGGAATTGACCCAACACAAGAAGAAGAAATATGAGAACTTTAGCTTTTATTATATTACTATCATTTAGCGTTAACGCACAAGAAAGTGGCTTAGGTTGGATGTTTATTAACACCAACACTATTAAGGCAGATAAACAAGAGCATTTTGCAGGTGGTTTTTATCTAGGAATGAGTGCGTATTCTTTAACGTTAGGCAACACAGATGGTAATAGAAAAAAAGCAAAGTTTTGGGGAATAGTTACACCGATATTAGTAGGCACGT